AGCGTCAGATGTGTATAAGAGACAGATTTAGAACAATTCAGAAAAATGAGGGTTATTCTCGGTCCAATGGAAATGTTTGTGCCTTTGAAAAGTTCATCAACAGGAGGTGGCGGCAGTATCCTATGCTCAATAGCAGACATTCCAATATCATTACCTTATTTCTTTGAATTTATGTCCGACAGAGTTCTATCAAAAGAAATCATTAGCTATCCATTTTCTAAATTTTTAAAAGACGTTATAAATGATTTAATCAAAAACTTTTTAAATTCGGGCGGCTGTACGAGGGTTGATAATTCACAAAAACTAGCACTCAATAGCACAACCGTGTGTGCATATAACCAAAATGGACTTGGTTCAACTGAAGGAGACGGCACATCAATAGATGACATAACTTATAATATCATAAATAATATAAGCAAAAAAGACGGTGTTGCAGTGTTGACTCTATCAGGTAAAAGAGACACACCAAAAGAGACATTATCATTAGATCGAATGATGAGTTACTTTGTCTTCTCTGTTGGCAGAAAATCGCCTGTAAGTAATTATGTGGGTAACAAAGAAGCAGATGCGAAAAATGGAATCTTTCATTATATGATAGGGCGAGATAGCGGTATTGTGAAAAACATAACTTTAGAAAAAACATCAGCACCGGGACTCAAAGAGGTCCGCTTTGAACAAGAAGGTTATAATGGATTGGAGCAGTTGAGAGAAGTGTATAATGCCAAAATTGATACATTCTTAAACATTCAATCTTTTCCTGGCGTCTATGTGTATGTGGAGCCAAAGGGGTTTGCCCCAAACACAGTTGAAGATCTAACAAGATTTGGCATCGGCGGATATTGTATGGTTGTCAAGACCGAACACACGATAGCACCAGGGGTGGCAGATTCTACTTTACATGCTGTGTGGGTAGCAAGCAAGGGTTCTGACAATAAAACGGTCGCAGCCGAAGGATCTTCAGATACCGAAAAGACAGTCAAAAGAAAAGTTGAGGGCAAAGAGAAGATCAAGAAATGCTTGGTCGGACCCCACGACCCTGGTATGATAGTTACCAGACGAGGCAGATATTCATCATTAACAGATAAAGAAGCGGGCAAACTCGGTTCTGAAGTTGTAAGCAGCGGAGCATACGAAGTATAATGTCAGATTTCTACAAAGAATCAAATAACGAAAGCACCCAAGAATTGTTTAACAAATCTGTGATCTATAAAAGTGAACTATTGAGATTTTCACAAGACTACTCCAATGTGGTTGATTTTAATTTTGCTGAAAAGTATCTCTATGGCAGGGTTGATAGAGACTTCGTTAGTATTCAATTAAATGAAAAGCTTGTAAGCTTTAAACAAATTAAAAACTCTTCCGATCTTGATAATGTCAAGGTCTTAAACTTTGTTGCTGATGGTTTTCAAGAATTATCTCGTCAGTTTGTTAAAGCTGCTCAGATAGGTAAAATCAGGACAGGCGATCCATATTTAACAAATCTAAAAGCTTATGCAGGCTATCAGAATCCTGATTTTGCCTACTCAAATTATGTAACGTCTTTTATCAGCGCCGTCAAGACAAAAATAAAAAAGGATCAGATCGGTTTTCATAGTTTTGATGATTTTTCTGACTATTTTGTTGACTATGTTTCGTCTGTAGCAGCTACCTTTCCCTTTACGAAGACTGCCTTTGTAAAAAGTAGATTTAATGATTATCTTACGAATGGCTTATCCTTGGAAGTCAGTGATTTGTCCTTTACCAACGATGATCAGAAAATAGAAACCTTCGTCAATAGTCCAAATTTTGAATATTACTTAAATGCCTGTAATAGCTTTGGCTTTATGGTAGATGCAGCGTCACCATGGAAGATAACGCTGGACATAGGCAGTCAAGATGTCGTTGATGGATTGATGAAGAAATATGGTTATAACTCTACTGATGCTTTGTTACTGGTAGGGTATAAGAAAGTTCATTTTTCTTACTATAGACTCTTTAAAACTCAACTATTGAAAGTATATAATCAAGTTGCTAATAGAAAGTTCTCAACTATTGACAACTGTGATGGCAAAACAAGATCTAAAATCATAACTCCAAAAACTTATACAAATGAACAATTTGATAATCTATATAATGAAGATTACTTTATTAAATTATATTGTATGTTTAGATTTATAGAAGAAGAAAGCAAACATTCAATCGCAGAACAGGATCATATTATAACAGATTTCCTCAATCTGTCAAGGTCTCAAGGAATAAACAATACGATCACAGCATTTGAGCGTTTTGTCTCTCAAACGTTTGACAACCGAGGCTCACTGAGTTACCTTATAGGAGAGCAAGAGAAACGTGAGGATGTATGATATTCCAGACCCTGGATGACAAGTCAGAGTGCGTTGGTGTCTATACTGATGGAAGCCTTCACTTTGATGGTATCCCTGACGGACTGACAAAGACTTGGAAATTCACAGGATCCATTCAGGATCCCAGTATTGAGTATGCTTGGCTCTATTGTGGAGGCAAAAAGCTCAATGAAGCGTGCCCAGAGCATTTGAGAGAAGAGCTTTCGGAAGCCCAGAAGACCTTCGCAGCATTCTTGACATCATTCAGGATTGGTAAAATAAATCTGCGTCACAATTGTTTCTTTGATCTGGTCCCATCAGACTTTTTGATGGAGTTCTGTGAAGTCCGCAACAAGATCACACAGCACGTCTTTGAAGAATACGAGAGACCACAAAACTATGATCATCTGGATCAGATTTACAAGCTTTTGCACAAGATTCGTTACCAGAAGCTTGACATCAATATGGATGGGTGCCGCCACCTAATGTCCTCTACAAGCGACCGAGAAGACATCAAGATGCTTGTAAAAAATAAGTCGCACTACGTTGACTATAATCTTTTTGGAACCGTTACGGGACGCCTCACAACCCGTAGAACAAGCAATCCGATCCTCACCATGAAGTCAAAGTTCCGTGAACTCATTAAGCCGACTAATGACTGGTTTGTTTCATTGGATTACAACGGCGCAGAGGTTAGAACCTTCTTATCTCTTTCTGGACACGAACAGCCACAGGAAGATATTCACGATTGGAATATGCGTAACCTCTATGGAGGAACACCAGTGGATCGCCAAGAGGCGAAGGTAAAGTTCTTTGCTACCCTCTATAATGTGAATGATATGTCACTTAACGGCTCCGTTTATAGCCGAGAAGGTGTGCTTTCAAAATTCTACAAAGACGGCAAGATCAATACACCGACAGGGAGATGCATCGAAGTAGATCAGCGTAGGGCTCTGAGTTATTTAATCCAGAGCACGACATCTGATTTGACACTTGATAGAGCAGTCGCTCTTGACAAGGCTTTGGAAGGCTCCAAATCCAAGGTTGCGTTCGTTGTTCACGATGAAGTTGTCTTGGATCTTGCAGAAGAAGACAAAGAGAGGATCATAGAACTCAAAGAGATTTTTGAGAACAACAAACTGGGCAGGTTTATGGCGAATACTGCGGCAGGCAAAACCTTTGGGACGATGAAGGAGTTGAAAATATGATTTCGATCTTCGGATTAGGCACCGCAGGGTGCAATGTAGCTTCTCTCTTCGAGAAGCATAAAGAATATAATGTCTTTTTGTTCTCGGAGGGTCAAGAGAACACCAAATATACAAGGAAGCTGCCGAAAGTGGCTAAACCAGAAGATTGCGAGGAACAGGCACCAGACCTATCTTCTTACAAGACACTTTCAGCAATCCAAGACAGGGTTCAAGTGTTCCTGTGCGGTTCATCTTATTCCGCGCTCTACACACTTGCGATTCTACAGCAAATAAAAGATAGGAAAGTGGACATCTTCTATATCAAGCCAGATGTTGATCTTCTCATCGGTGATGTTAAGCTACAGGAGCGCGATGTCTTCGGCATCTTGCAAGAATATGCAAGATCTGGACTCTTTAACAGTTTTACCATTTTGTCTAACCCCGAGATCGAGAAGACAATAGGCGAGATCCCAATAAAGAAATATTTTGAGACTCTCAATAAGAACATATACTATGTGACCCACTATCTCAATGTTTTTGAGCACACCTCTCCTCTCGTGGGCAATCTATCAAAACCATCAGAGGTTCAGAAAATACGCTCAGTAGGTGCGATTTCAGTAGACAAACTGGCTGAAAAATGGTATTATAAACTTGAGAACAATAGGGACGTGAGCTACTATTTATGTATAGCGAGTGACAGGCTTGAGAACGATGGGAAACTACATTCCAGAATAGTCGAGAGCCTCAAAAAGAAACCCAGAAATGCTTTCAAAAATGTGACTTATGGCATCTACGAGTCACCCTACGAAACCGACTTCGGATTCTGTGTCGCTCACACTAATTTCATTCAAGGACAAATAATACTTGACAGCACAGGCTAGTCACGTTACTTTATAGATGAGCAAGGGGAAGCTCACAGACATACCCCAAAAGAAATACGCTTGACAGGACTTGGACGGCGTGTTACATTTAGATAGTGAGGAACGCTCACTATACTTTACCCAACATCAAGGAGATTATAATGGGAATCAACATGGAACTAATGCGGAAGAAGCTTTCCGCTTTGCGTGGGAATGGCAAGAGCGACAGCGCAAGCGTCTGGTTTAAGCCGGACGAGGGCGATACTGACGTGCGTATCGTGCCGACAGCGGACGGCGATCCGCTAAAGGAAGTCCACTTCCACTACAACATCGAAGGGCATCGTGGAGGTGTTATGTGCCCGAAGCGCAACTTTGGTGAAGCTTGCCCAATTTGTGAGTTTGCCTCACAGTTGTGGCGCGACGGAACTGATAACAATGACGAGGAGACTAAGAAGCTGGCGAAGTCTCTCTTTGTTCGTAATCGCTACTTCTCGCCCGTGGTAGTTCGCGGTCTTGAGTCTGAAGGCATCAAGGTCTATGGCTATGGCAAGCAGGCTTATGAGATGCTTCTGGGTTATATTCTTGACCCTGAGTACGGAGATATCACTGACCCTGGTGAGGGCACTGACATCACTGTTACTTACACGAAGCCGACAAGCCCTGGCGCATACCCCAAGACCAATCTAAAGATGCGCCGTAATACAAGTAGCCTTCTTGGGGATACTGACGCGATTCCAGGCTTGCTACAGAATATGCCGGATATCGATGGTTTGTTCACTCGTCATACCCCTGATGAGGTGGGTGCGATTCTTGACGGAATGCTTTCTGGTGATAAGTCAGCAGAGGGTCGCTCCAAGGAGACCACCCAGTATAACCAAAAGCCTTCTTCTAACGTCGATAAGGCATTCAAGGAACTGATGACTGGCTCGTAAAAGCTTAAGGCTCCAGTCTGCCCCCACCCCTAAAAAGGTGGGGGTTTTTTGTTGCGCCTTTGGCTTTTCTGTGTTATAATAACTTTAGGACTAAGTGCTCATAAACAACAAAAACAAGGACAAACATAATGGCTAAGAAGAAAGAGAAGGAGGTCAAAGCCGGTCGCGTAGATATGAGCGCGATGCGGGCAATGATCAACAAGAAGGCTGGTCGTAATGTTGCCCACGACCTAAGAAAAGACAACCCCACAGAAGTAAAAGAATGGATCCCAACAGGCTCCCGTTGGTTGGACTCGATCGTTTGTAAGGGAAAGTATGCTGGCATTCCTGTCGGCAAGATAACAGAGTTGGCTGGGTTGGAATCAACAGGCAAGTCTTTCTTAGCAGCACAATGTGCCGCGAACGCACAGAAGATGGGGATTGGTGTAATTTATTTTGATTCCGAGTCAGCGATTGATCCCACTTTCTTGGTGAAGGCGGGATGTGATCTGGGTGAGATGATGTATGTCCAGGCGCAGTCTGTCGAGTTTGTATTGGAGACTATAGAAGAACTATTGGGAGCAACAGACGATAAACTATTGTTTATTTGGGACTCCCTTGCTTTTACTCCAGCAGTATCTGATGTGGAGGGAGACTTTAACCCTCAATCCTCATTCGCTGTTAAGGCGCGTATTCTTGCGAAGGCGATGTCAAAGTTGGTTATCCCTCTTGCTGATAAGAAGGCTACATTTCTTGTTCTCAACCAGTTGAAGACCAACATTCCGCAGGGACCAATGGCTCGACAGATTGCCATGACAACACCCTATCTTACACCGGGCGGCAAGGCTATGCATTATGCTTACTCTCTTCGCATTTGGCTTACTGGTCGTAAGAGTAAAGCTGCTTTTGTGCTTGATGATAGTGGCTTCCGCATTGGTTCAGAGGTTAGAGTTAAGTTGGAGAAGTCACGCTTTGGAACTCAAGGTAGGACTTGTACATTCCGCATCTTATGGGGAACTGATCAAATTGGCGTACAATGCACAGAGAGTTTATTTGAGGCGCTTAAGAAGTTCATGACTGTTTCGGGTTCTTGGTATACTCTTGAACACAAGGGTTATTCTAAAAAGTTCCAACCGAGCAAGTGGGTTGATGTGATGAACTCAGATCCAGAGTTTAGGCAACATGTTTATGATTTCATGGATGAAGTGGTTATTCAAAAGTTTGAAAATCGAGAGGGCTCTGCCTCTGATTTCTACGAGGTAGATAAAGACTCTTGACAAGGTGCCTCCTCCCTGTTATGTTATGGGGAGGAGGTAATCTATGAAGAGAGTTCTGATAATAGACGCGCTAAATATGTTTTTGAGGGCGTTCATAGTCGATCCCAGCCTGTCCCACCACGGACAGCCCATCGGCGGAATCAAGGGTTCTATTAAGATCCTTCAAAAACTCGTTAGGATGACAAAGCCAAATGAGATTGTGATCTGTTGGGATGGACCAAACGGATCTCAAAAAAGAAAAACAATGAACTCGTCCTATAAAGCCGGACGAAAGCCGCTGCGCCTGAATCGCTCTGTTCACAATCTCACTGAGAATGAAGAACTACAGAACAAAATCTGGCAGCAAATGCGGACGATGGATTATCTAAACCAGATGCCCATCATTCAACTTATACTTGAGAGAGTAGAGGCAGACGACATTATTTCTTATGTTTGTAGTTCTCATCATTACGCTGGTTGGCAGAAGGTGATTGTCTCAAATGACAAGGACTTTCTACAGCTTTGTGATGAAGAAACAGTAGTCTACCGACCAACCACAGACAAGATCGAAACCAAAAATACTGTGCTTGAGTCGATGGGTGTTCACCCAACGAACATGGCTCTTGCTCGTGCGATGGATGGAGACGCTAGCGACAACCTTCCTGGCGTAAATCGCGTTGGTATGAAGACGATCGCCACCAAACTTCCGTTTATGAAAGAGGGTCGCGATATAACGATCGATGAACTGGTTGAATATTGCGAGAACATAGATTCAAAACTAAAAGTTTACAAGAATATCGCAGAGTCAAAAGAGCTTATCCAGCACAACTACGACATGATGCAGCTATATTCTCCGCTTATCTCGATCCAGGGCAAGCAAACGATCAGTCATGCACTTGAAAACTTTGAGTGCAACTTTAATAAAACGGAGCTACTCAAGCTAATGATGAAAGACGGCTTTGGAGAACTCAACTGGGAGGAACTTAAGGCATTCCTAAATAAAATTTCTAGGGAATGTAATGATAGGTAATACTACTTATTTGTGCGCCCAGAGTTAGTCGTCGTCAAGAGCAAAAATAAAGCGCAACTCGCCTTGACTTTTGAGCTAGGTGCGTTATATTTAGTATGTAAACAACAGGAGCAAGATGCCCGCGCAAAAAGCAGACTTCGGAAGGTATGGAAAGTCCTTCCAAGAGGGACTGGTCCAACTCATTTTTCAGGATCGTCCTTTCGCAGACCAAATCACAGAAGTTCTTGATACAGAACACCTTGAGCTTGAATATCTTCGCACTTTTGTTACGAAGGTTACAGGATATAGAGAAAGATATGGCAAGCATCCATCAACAAATGCGATGATTTCCATTCTTAGAACAGAACTGGATAAAGAAGACGAAGTAACGCAGAAGCAAGTGCGTGATTACTTCGCCAGAATCCATACAAACGAGATGTCTAACGATATAGATTATATCAAAGAAACATCTTTGGACTTTTGCCGTAAGCAGAAGCTAAAAGAAGCTATGATGAAGTCCGTAGGTCTTCTTCAGTCTTGTTCGTTTGATGAGATTTCAAAAGTAATTAATGACGCTCTTAAGCTTGGATCAGAAAACAATCACGGCTATGACTTCATCGCTGATTTTGAGGAGCGCTACGCCCCAAGGTTTAGAAAGCCAGTCACGACCGGATGGAAAGAAATTGATGTGATCACTGGCGGCGGACTAGGAAAGAGCGAATTGGGCGTTGTCGTTGCTCCAACCGGCGCAGGCAAGTCAATGGCTCTAGTTCACTTGGGAGCGCAGGCAATAAAGGAAGGCAAGGTAGTTGTACATTACACTCTTGAGCTTCAGGACACTGTTGTCGCTTGTCGTTATGACTCTTGTATTACGGGTTACCCGCTCTCAGATCTAATGAACTTCAAGGAGGAGATCTTTGAACAGATCAGCGAGCTTGACGGAACACTGATTGTCAAGGAATACCCAACCAAGTCGGCATCCACCAACACAATTAAATCGCATCTAGCGCGCCTTATAAAAAGGGGTATAGAGCCCGGTCTAATCATCGTAGACTACGCAGATTTGCTACGCCCAGTGGTAGTCAGAAAAGAAAAGAGAACGGAACTGGAGTCAATCTACGAGGAGCTACGAGGTCTTTCTAAGGAGTATGAGTGTCCTGTTTGGACTGCTTCTCAGACAAACCGCTCCGGTCTCAATATGGAGGTGATTACGATGGAGCAGATTTCTGAAGCATTCAACAAATGCTTTGTTGCTGACTTTATCTGCACCCTCTCAAGGACGATCGAAGATAAGCAAAACAATAAAGCAAAAATGTTTATTGCAAAAAATAGAAACGGACCCGATGGTATCGTGTATGATCTATTTATGGACACCTCAAGCGTTTGTATTAAAATGTTGCCTAAACCAGCCATTCCTTCTGGCATAGGACCAAATATCGCAGGAAGCCCAGTCACTGTGACACCAAAGGAACAAAAAGAAATTCTAAAAAACAAATATGATAAGTTTAGGCAACTAAGGAGAAAGGCTAAATGAGAACACACATTCGCAGATTTAAGTTATCAGATACTTTTATTGAGCACTATAGAGATCGAGAGGTTCCGTGGGGACCACTCGGTTATGTAACCTTCAAGCGCACATATGCACGCCGCTTGAGTGAGTTTGAAGATGGCGCAACTGGATCCGAAGAATGGTTTCAGACATGTCGCCGAGTTATTGAGGGTATGTTTGAGATGCAGAAGCAGCACGTCTACAAGCTTGGTCTTGAATGGAATGATGCTAAGTCTCAGAAGACAGCAAAAGACGCATACGATCGGTTGTTTAATCTAAAGTGGACCCCACCGGGTCGTGGACTTTGGATGATGGGGACCAAGTTTGTTAACGAGCGAACCGCCGCAGGGCTATTTAACTGTGCTTTCCGCTCTACGAGAGAACTAAGCACCAAAGGGGGGTATCTTTTCTCTTGGATGATGGATGCACTTATGCTGGGGATTGGTGTTGGTTTTGATACACTCGGCGCCGAAACTCTACAGATACAGAAACCAGAATTTACCAATGAAATTTTGGTCATTGGTGATTCTCGTGAAGGATGGGTTGAGTCGGTCAAGGTTCTATTAAATGGTTTCTTCTTTGGAGCTAAAGTTCCAAGATTTGATTACTCTGCTATTCGTCCTTATGGAGCCATCATTCGTGGCTTCGGCGGCACATCAAGCGGCTCTGGACCCCTCAAAGAACTACATGATAGTTTGACTGAACTCTATACTGAACGAATCGGTCGATCAATCACCTCTATCGACATCGTAGACACCGAGAACCTGATCGGGCGTTGCGTTGTCTCAGGCAATGTCCGCCGCTCTGCTGCGCTAGCCCTCGGAAATCACGAAGACTTTGAATACCTACAGATGAAGAACGATTCCGAGAAGCTTGCCCACCATCGCTGGGGCTCTAACAACTCCTTCCACGCCATTGTCGGGCAGGACTACACTTGGCACGCAGAGCAATCACAGAAGAATGGAGAGCCGGGCTACATCTGGCTAGACAATGCCAGAACCCGTGGTCGCTTCGCTGATCCTCCGAGAGACGATGATAAAAATGTTATGGGCTTCAACCCCTGTGTTGAGCAGCAGTTAGAAGATGCTGAGCTTTGTTGTTTAGTAGAGACATTCCCCGCAAAGCACGAAACTTATGAGGACTATCTCGCAACTTTGAAGATTGCTTATCTTTATGGTAAGACTGTCACTCTCGCCAACACCCACTGGGCTGAGACCAACGCAAAGATGCTCAAGAACCGCCGCATCGGACTTTCTCAGTCCGGTGTTGTTCAAGCGTTCAATAAGTTCGGTCGCCGCAAGTTGCTACAATGGTGCGACAATGCTTATGAACACGTTAAGGAGCTTGACGAAAAGTATTCTGACTGGCTCTGTATTCCAAAGTCTGTCCGTATGACCAGCATTAAGCCTTCTGGCACAGTGTCTCTTCTTAACGGATCAACTCCCGGCATTCACTACCCCGAAGATGAATATTACATCCGTCGTATTCGTTTTGCTGCTGATAGTGACATGCTGCCAGCGCTTGAGGCGGCTGGCTATATACTTGAGCCCGACCATTACTCACCCAATACAATGTGTGTAGAGTTCCCAGTCCACGAAGAACATTTTGTTAAGGGCAAGAGGGAGATCACAATGTGGGAGCAGCTTGAGATCGCGGCACAGTACCAGCACTATTGGGCTGACAATTCTGTGTCCATTACTGTGACTTTCAAGCCAGAAGAGGCTGAGCACATCAAGACCGCCCTTGAGATGTATGAGACCCGCCTCAAGGCTGTATCCTTCCTCCGCTATGAGGAAACTGGCTATGTTCAAGCTCCCTATGAGCCCATTGACCAAGAGGAATACGAAGCTCGGATTAATACAATCACTCCTATTGCTCGTCTTGCAACTAATGAGGGCGGCGCCGGAACTAAATTTTGCGATTCAGATCAGTGTGAGTTATGAAAATGAAATTCAATCACTTATTAACAGAGAAAGATGGGCTACAGTTATGCAAGAATAAAAACCTCATGATATGCAAATGGAAACCTGTCTCTGAAGGACAGGCTACAGCAGCTAATAATATCGGAATCCCGATGCTGTGTGAGGCATGTGGCGCCAGAACACACAAATTTATGAAAATAGACGAGTATAGAGTATACGAAAAACTTATTTCAAGAGAGGTAAATAATGATAAAGCCAGTAAATAGACATATTCTTGTAGACTATTCACCCCCAGAGGAGAAGTCCAACACTGATATATTGCTCCCAGACGATTATAAGGCACCAGAGGAAAACCACATTGTTGTTGGTGTGCTTTCGGTGTCAGAAGACGTTTCATTCAAGTGCGATAAAGGAGACAAGATCGTCATAGACAAAAAGATGCTAGAGGAATTAAATATTGAACATTCTACTTATTACACAATTTTAGAGAATTATGTAATAGGAGTAATCGAATAAATGGACAAGGATTTTTACAACAGATCATCAGCTTCTAGCCTAGGTTGGGATCCAACTTGGTTTGATGAAAAGTATTTTGATGAGAAACTTGTGAGAGCAGTTAAGCGCTTCCAGAAGTCTTGTGGCTTGAAGGCTGATGGTTTGTGCGGTCCCGGCACATTCCGCCGTCTTTGGGTTGAGAGACAAGAAAATATTGATGACCACAAACCCGAAGACCCACACTATTCTAACTACATTGTTTACAATGGTAAGTTCACCCCAATCAAATGGGACAAGCTTGTTCTCTGGTCAGAGCGTGGTGGTCTTTCCGCCCGCTCTGGAACCTACTACGATTACACAGGCAGACCAAAGCGCGACGTTAAGCTGTTCGTCAACCACTGGGATGTCTGCTTGTCCTCAACACAATGCCAGAAAGTTCTTGATAAGCGCGGCATCTCTGTCCACTTCCTTATCGACAACGACGGCACAATCTACCAGACACTTGACCTACAACACGCCGCCTTCCACGCCGGCAATGTAAATCGCAAGTCTGTTGGCGTCGAGATCACTAATGCTTACTATCCCAAATACCAAAGCACTTATGTTCGTAATGGCTTTGGTGAAAGACCTTTGGTTGAGGGTGCGAGAGTACACCATAGTGAATTGGACCCATTTTTGGACTTCTACCCAGTTCAAATTGAAGCACTCAAAGCACTTTGGGCTTCTATCCACACCGCAGCAGACGTTCCCTATGAGACTCCGCTAAATCAGTTTGGGAAAACTTCTACTATTTATGAACAGCAGTGGGCTTATGGCAAGGAACGCGGCTTCGTCAGCCACTACCACGTCAACAAGAAGAAGATCGACTGCGCTGGGCTAGACATAAAAACTTTGCTCGAAGACCTTGACGACTGACGAGCGACCTGTTATGTTATAGGCATAACGGAGGATAGATGTATAGCAAGTCAATTGATATCTACAGCGATGGCATTGGTCGCGTAGATTATGTAAATCATATGGGAGACGATCTCACAATCGTAAACGCTGCACGAGTATCATTCGGTGTAGAAAAGGAAGAACTAGATGGAAGAGACAAAAAGCTTATCAGCTACCTCATCAAACACAGACACACTTCGACTTTGGAGCACAATCTCATTACTTTTAGGTTCTGTGTTCCTTTGTACGTTCGCTCTCAGCACCATCGCCATAGAACATGGTCTTATAACGAGATTAGTAGACGTTACACTGATGTGAACATTAAGTTCTATGAACCAGAAGCGTTCAGAACACAGCACAAAAGCAACCGACAGGCATCAAATGCCGAAGAGTTGATTGATCCACCAGTTGAGGCGATTTTCCAAGTTCAGCCAAATGGCTATCAAGCATATGCTGGTGAGAAAAATGCCTCACAAGCTTTGAAAGCACACCATAAACAAAGTCTCGCCTTGTATGAAACACTAATGCAAGCAGGCGTTTGCCGAGAACAAGCCCGTGGAGTTCTACCACAGAACCTCTACACCGAATACTACGGCACAGTCAATCTGTCTAACCTCTTGAAGTTCATTGACCTTCGCACACACGAAGGGGCACAATGGGAGATTGTAAAAGTCGCTGAAGCCTGTCTAGAAATCGCCACCGACCTGTTTCCAGAAACGGTAGGCGCTTATCGTAGGATTAGGAGCGAAGAATGAAATGTAACTATTGCGATTTTGTCTGGGAAGACGAAGAGGAATACGGTAAGCACTTGAACGCCACCCACACAAAATGCTTCTATTGTAGCAATGTTTTTAATAATGATGAGTTTGGTGATGATTACACCATTTGCGGCAAGTGCCGAGATAAGGAGAACGAAGAATGAATGAAGAACTAATGCAAGAACTGGCGCAAACTGCGGTCGCTTTCACAGAGCGCCACAAACGCAAAATCTTTACTGGCGAGCACACCTTCTTTGAATACTGGCTGAACACCCACACAGAGTTGTTGGCAATTTTTCAAGAAGTGTTCGTCAAACACAAAGACAAACATTCTTTTGATGAGATGGTATTCTTCTCTCTTGTAATGGGGCAATCGGTATCATCTATAATGGATGACCTTCATAGCTTTGATGAGAGCAGTGAAGAGTAAGAGCGACTATTTATAGCTGGAGAACAAAATGAAAAAGATTTTAAATGAGTGGAATGAGTTCTTAAGCGAGAGCAGTATAAGTCGCACCTATGAACACATACTTGAGCACGACACCGGATTCCTCACAGCATTTCGCGACAATACCAAAGATACCACGAAGTGTATGAATGATCACAGCAAAACTTTGAAGAACTTTGAGCGCAACAGACAACTGAAGGCTGTTCTATTGAACAAGGGCTACGGCGTAACTGCTGTTGATGGCACCTATATTGAAGATTTTGGAACAGAGGCTGCGAAAGAAGTTAAAGAAGATTCTCTCTTTGTTGTTAATCTCAAAGACAATCCAAACTTTAAGGCTGATCTCCGGGGGCTATCCGAGCACTTTTGTCAAGACTCATTTTTGTTTATTCCTCGCGGTGGCGAACAATCTTTTCTCGTTGGAACAAATAAAGCAGAGTTCCCTGGATACGGAAACGAAGAAGAGACAGGCTCATTCCTTGGCGGACAAGAAGGCGAGTTTATGACTCGTGTTGGCAAGTCTAAGCGCCCCATCAAATTTGCTGAGGGTCTTGAGACCAAAACAAAAATGCAAAATAACACAAAGTTCCTCATCTCACGCCTCGCAAAACAGGTCCTACAGGAGATGAAGGGGGATAGTTGAACCA